GCGGTTCATACGCCACCGCCATTAGCCCGAAGCTATCCGCGCCGTGACTCGACCAATCATGGTCAGGCCCGAGTCCGATGTTCCGTTCGTCGTCGCGCTTTTCGTGATACCAGCCTAGCGCGGACAGTCCGCCTGCGCACTTTTCCTCGTCAATCCACATGGACGGGAATAGCCTGCGCACTTCCTCAATCCGCGCTTTGGCCGCTCCCTTGCCCTGATTCGGCACCACCGTGACTGCGTATTCGGCCTTCTTTAGCGCTGACTCGAATGACACGTCATACACCTTGTCATTCGTCGCGCCGTCCTGTGGCAGCCAGAATGACGCCCGGTCTGGTGTGTAGCCTTGCGACCGGCACCAGGCCAAGTGAGCGTCTAGCGGCTGGCCTTGCGCTTCGTAATAGTTGATGACGCGAATCTCTTTGCCGATGAACTGCGCCGCCCAGAGTGCAAACGCATCGGACTTGGCGCCAGTTCCGCCGATGTCTGCAAAGAGCCGGATTTTGATCAGCGGATCAGGAGCCACTCGCCCGATCCGGCCGTCTGCCCGAGCCGCCGTCAGATGCTTGGCAAAGTATGCGCCACTGACGACGGAGATATACCCGCCTTCCCAGATGTGATCGTATTGCTCCGGGTTGTCTCGCAGGCAATCCAGCCGCTCCTGCTCAAGCACGCCCGTAAACCACGGGTTATCGCGCCAGTTCGCTTTGACGACGATTGACCCCGTAGGCGCCTGAGCACCGCGGAACATCTGATCGACCGGGTCCATCTTCCGCCGCGGGTTCCATGAGAACCATATTTCAGAGCCCTCGGCCCGCAGCGTAGGGCGCAGTAGCTCAAGACTCAGGCTTGTCGCGGTCTGTGCCTCTTCCCACCACGCGCGCTTGAAACCTTCTAGCGACTTGATGCTGTCGGCCGTGTAATCGTTCATGCCCTTGAAGATCATTAGCCCGTCGCCCGGAGTCTGAATCACGTCGCGGAACACTTTGAACCCGTCCGCCTCGCCTAGCTCCATCGCCTTGAGCTTGGTTTCGATCAGCAGCTTGGACGACTGCGCCAGGTCTTTCTGCACCTCTCGAATGCAGACGGACCGCATGCCCTGCCCGCCAGATTCACCGGGCTCTGCTATGCAGTCCTCGATCAGCTTCTCAGCGAAGAAGTGAGACTTGCCTGACCCTCGCCCGCCGTGTGCGGCTTTGTAGCGTGATGGCTGGAGAAGCGGAACGAATGCCCGCGCCGTCTCGATCTTCAGGTCTCGCACTTCGGGTCAACGATCAGGCGCTGGATTCGCTGCACTGTAATCGTCGCGTTTGCGTTCACCGTGAGCGGCAGCAGCTTTGGATAGATGCTGGCCCAGAATGCATATTCGTTCTTCGGGTCTTCCTTCGCCCAAAGAATCAAGCGCTCAGTCCCGCCCAGGCATGCGGCTGCGGCGGCGATCACTTCTTTCGCCTCAGCGGGCAAACGGCTCTTTGCGCCTTTCGGCCTGCCGCGAGACCTTTTCACCCCTGAATTTAATTCCGCCATAGTCACATTATGAACCGATCAGTTCAGTTCGCAACTTTTGCCTTGACAGTGCTGAATGCACTTCGACCGTTGCCGATGCGAACGCTTTCACGTCGTCACGACTCAGAGGATAGACCCACACAGTCACCGGCACCAGCCCTACGGCTTTGCGCCGGGCCTTGAGTGCGGCTTGGCGTTGGGCGTTTGTTTTTGGCGCGCTCATGTCGTCAGCCTTACCCATGCCGCCCAAGCGCTGCGTACATCAGAGCCCCAAGTTGTCCACCATCCGCGAGTAACGGACCAGCCCCATTCAGATGCCGCGCCGTTAAACCGACGGCATCGTCTGATCGTTGGCTTCATGCTTGGTATCTGCGAACCGCGACCATTGCCGGAACAATGGTCGTGGCCGAGAAGCGGCCAGTACGCGCGCTATATGTGCGGCCATTGGCAAACACGTACACAGGGAAAGATGCGCCGTTGCTGGAGTTCTTCATCAGCAAGGAATCGCCGTTGTTCAGGACGAACAGTTGGCCTTCTGCGGTATTGGTGGCGGCGGTTACTTGCATGATGTTCTCCGTCTAGTTGCTGATCCGATGACTCAACTATAGCCCGTTACCACTCACGTGTGTTGATCTGGATCAAGTTTTTTCTAGGTGCTTTCCCTATCCTTAATCACCCACCGTGCGCCCATCCCATGCCCATCGGTGCACACACGGCCGCGTGAATATAGCCCCTTGAGCGCTGCTTTGGCTACCGGCTGGCTCATTGCCAGTTGCCCGCAGATGTCGGGCAGCAGACTGCCGCCGGCTGGTGTCGTGACGTACAGCAGGCGCACGATGGCCAGCGCCTCATCCGATCCTTCCTGACCTGGCGTTAGTAGTCGCTCACTTATCACGCATCACCTCCAAAAGTCGCCTTGCTCCTTCCGCATCGGTCACGGTAGCAACAGTGCCGCCTGTCCACTCGCGCATGAATGACGTTTGCAGCGCTGTATACTTTGCTGGCCGCGGTTTGCGGAGTCCAATTCTCGTTTTGCACTCCACAAGAGCGGTTTTGCCCTGGAATCCGATCAGCAGATCGACCGGAAGTCCGATGATCCAGACATACGCGCCCGCCGCCCTGAGCGCCGCGACCACTTCGGCCTGACTGGCGTCAACGCGGGCCGCGTGCCTCATGCCGTCAAACCCGCCTGCACGATGCCATTGATGCGCCGGGTGCGGTTTTTCTGCCGCAGCCGTTCGCGCCTCGCCGCCTCGCGCTCGGCGTTGCTTTTCGGCGCCCGCGGTGCATCGTCCTTGTCCCCTATCGCATAGCTTGCCAGCGACCGTTTTCCGTAGGAGTCCACATCCCACAGCTTGACGTGGATCACGCGCGCCTTGCGCAGTGCGTTGACGTACCGCCTGCAGGTGCACGCGCTCAACCCGGATTCGTGCATCAGGTCTTTGACCGTTGCCGGTCCGTCAAGCAGCGCCCGCATCAGTGCCGCCACCGACAGGTAGTTGATCGTCGTCGGCCTTCGTTTTCTCGTCATCTGGTCCCTCGGTCCATTCCTCGATTGCTTGCTTCCATGCTGCGCCACACTTCCACCGCTGCCTGTGCCGTGACCATCTTCCACCGCGCGGCTTCCTCGAACTGCACCGCTTGCTTTATAGCCGACAGGTGCTGCAGATAGCGCGGGTCCGCATAAGCCTCTCGTTCTTGCACCACGGCGGCCTTATCGGCGTGCTCTTTCATCAGAATTGCCTTGAGTGACTTCCTGAATTCCTCCGCGTAAACCCTATCCGCCCTGGCCTGCGCCAGCACCGGGCCGGTGGCGTGCATCGCTTCTAGCGACCGTTGCGGGTCAAGTTTCATTCGAGCGGCCCGAAGTGTCGCGGCCTGGCAATCGGTCTCGGCAGGTTGCGGTACTGGTGCGAGTTGAGATACCCGGCGCAGAGCACCGTGCCGCCGCCGTTAGCGTCAAGCGAGAAGTCCGTGCAGCTTCCGCCGTACTGCGGATATGCAGCCTGATACCGGGCGCAGGTGCCGCGGACCACGCACTTGCCTGACGGCTCGCAGCGTGCTTCTTCTGCCGGCAGCCGGATGGTGTCGGTGCGGTCGTGCATCATGGTTTATCGCCATGTTCACGAACAGCTTGCGCAAGATCACTGATAGCCGCTGCAATATCTTTAAGACCTTCGGTTGCAAAGATCACGGCTTCCGTAAGGCTTCCAACCCTTCCGCCGCCAGGCGTTGACATCGCAGCCGCATCTTGTGGCGTGATTGCGTGCGCAATTCTGTGCATATTTCTCGCGGCTCGGTCAATCACGTCCACAACGTTAGCCGGTTCAAGATTTGAATCTGCCACGTTAGGAGACACAAAGCATCGTTCAAGACCTTCGATGATGTCTACAGTTTTCATACCCACTCCCATGCTCTCGCCTGCTGCCCGCGAACTGTCGTCGGTCGCCATGTGACGTGCCCTTTGTACGCGAGGATTTCGCACCAGCGCCGCGCCGTGCTGGCCTTCACTTCGAGCCGCTTGCCCAACTCTGCGGCCGTGTACGGCTGGCGCTTGAGCAGCGTGATCACGTCTGCCAGGCGTTCGACTTGCGTGCCGTCGCTTCTCATGCGAAATCCAGCATTGCGCCTAGCGTGCCTTGCCGCTTTGGCAGATCAGCACCGGCCGGCTTGAGAATCTTCGGCGCGTCTGCTCTAGCTCCTACTCGATGCGACAGCGACAGGTGCAGCCGGTACAGGTACATGACTTGCGTTTCCGACTCAGCAGGCACCATGTACGGCTCGGCAGCTTCCCAAAACTTGGTTGCGTACTCACGCCACTCGCGGCTCAGTTTGCCGGGCCAGATGTCGCAAATGAAGCCCGTCAACCAATCATGCTCACGGAGTCCGCGCGTGATGCTCTGCCACCGCTCCGAGTCGGCCCACGCATGATGGCTGCACAGGAACCGTGATCCGTCGTGACTGACTGATCCAGGAAGCGGGCATCCATGCGCTATGCACTTTCCGCTTTGCTTCGGCTCGTCTGGCTCTCGGGTTTGAACGCTTCTGAGACTCACGCCTGCTCCTTGTGATAGTGGCCTTCAACAACCTTCACGAACTTTTGCGGGTTGATCAGGAAATCGAAGTCCGCTCGCCAGTTCTTGGCCTTGCCCGTCAAAAATGGTGACTTGGCAGCATGGTCGAAATACCAGGCGAACCATTCGACACCTTCCTCCCTTGGCTTCTCGCTCTTTGCAATGTCCGGGTCCGTCAGTATCTGCCGCCAGCGTGCAGACAACGCCCGCTTCCTTCCATCGTTGACGACTTCCACCCTAGGGAGCATTGGCAGTTTCGCGTGATACATGCTCACGATTTCATCCGTCGGGCATGCCGGGAGTCGTTTTGCCGAGGGCAAGACGACAAGAGGCGTAGCCTCTATTGTTTTTGTTGCTTCTGCTTCTGCTTCTGCTTGTGGTAACTTGGTTAACTCTTGATCACTGTTAACCTCCTGTGTCTTCTCCGCCTTTCGCCTAGCCCTCAACTCGGCCATTGCAATCCGCGACCGCTCCCGCCTAGCTTCCTTGCTCTGTGCCGCCCGGTACTTGGCGTGATTTAGCAGCACCCATCCACCATCGGCTTCCGCAATGCGTCGTCCATCATGGTCTTTGGTGCGGCTGTATTCATCAGGAGCTTTGAAGCATTCCAGCGCGGCCACACAGGACTCAAGCGGAACCCGAGCCCTAGAAGCAAGGCCAGGAATAGAAGCGCCAACGTAGCCGTGCTGATCGGCCATTGCAAGCATCGTGATCCACGTCAATCGCGTGTGGTCGGGTTGATGCCAGATCGTTGAATCCGTAATGCCTGCGTCCAATTTGGTGAAGAATCCAGCCACGCGCAACCCCTGTTAACCGTTAACACATGATAGCAGCACCAGCCGCAGAGTCAAGCGGTCCAGCGGGTCGGCCGCACGGTCCGAACTGCCCACGTCACGCAGCCGCTCGCGTGCTTGCCCTTGATCAGCTTTTCATCGGGCCACAGACACTCCGCTACCCGCTTCCACGGCGAGTTGCCCTGCCCGAAGCGCAGCATTTGCGCATAGGTCATGGGACGGCGCTTAAGCTCTGCAATGA